TTTTGAAAGAGAAAGAATTTGGCTAATTGTAAATAGAGAGCAATTATACAAATTAACTATACAAAAATTAGCTGACAATGGTAACAAAAAGGGTAAGGGTAAATATTTAATATATACCAGAGAAAATACAAAAGATGTTATTACGCAGATTCCATTTACAGACATGGAAGCAATTGAACATTATAAACTTTTAAAAAGGAATTAATATGGGTAAAGGGTCAAGCAGAAGAAAAGAAGATACAAAAAAGATAGAAGAAAACTGGGATAGAATTTTTGGGAGAAAAGATGGCAAAGACAAGTCCGACACAAAGAACATTGAAGAGACTAAAAGAAAGTGATCAATATGTATTAGTCAAAGTGGTTGAGCGTTGGAACTCATTCGCAAAGATTAGACAAGACTTATGGAACTTTGATCTTTTATGTATAGACAATGAAGGTAATACAGTTGCTATTCAAGTAACCAGTAAGTCAAACATGAATGCAAGGATTCGTAAGATAGAAGATTCAGAGTACACTCCACATCTTCGCAAGGCAAACTGGACTTTACTCGTTGAAGGTTGGTACAAGGACGGACATCGTTGGAAGTCTGATATCATTGACATATCGTGAGGGAATTATGGATATAAATAGAGTTAAACTTATTTTAGAAGACTGGGCTTTATATATGAAAGTGGATAATCATAAGCTAGGCTATCCTAGCAAGTCCATTCTCATTAATTCAGGCGGTGAATCATCGCATGAAGTATTTGAGCAAATGATTGATGATATGGATTTTCATAATGTTCAGGCTATGGATGCAATCATTGATTCATTAGAGCCTAATCAGAAGAAAGCGGTCTATGCTAGATATTTAAAAGAGAAGAAGCCAGTTGAATACACACGCCTACTCTCATTAGCAATGGATAATATACTAACTTTAGCTTCTCGTAGAATTCCTGCCTAATTTTACTCAATTCTCATTAGTACATATGTTATAATATGCGAGTGGGATAGGTACGCCCATTTACTTTATAAAGTTACATCCTCCCGAAAAGCCTTGCTACTCTCTCCAGCAGGGCTTTTTGTTTTACGGGTAGGGTAAGGTATAGGAAGGGTAAAGAAAACCTCACCACGAGCCTTGTACGAGCTCGTAGCGTGGTTAATTCTCATTAGAAAGTATAAGTTAGATAAGAAGCTATCAATAAGAGGGTAAAAATTCCCATTCTCATTAATAGCAATGGCAAATGTTTTTTGAATCTTTGCCACCGTGTAGGTTTAATATGCTGATTGACTTCATGTAAGTAGCGTTCAAGATCCATTTTTAAGCCTCCATAATTTTCATTACTACTTTTTTTGCAATTGATTGGTTAGGTAAAAATAAGAATCTTTTCTTTTGTAAATCTTTTATAGATGCAAGAGGATTCTCATTAGAGATTATATCATTTATAAAGTTACATAATTGGTCGTTATTATATGAAACTATTTTATTCATATTCAAATCTAATATATGAATTTGATTTTTTTCTGATACTTTCATTTTTTTGCTCCATTCTCATTAATAATTTGCTCGTTTAAAAAGTAAAGTTTATCTAATAATTGAAGTACCATTGATTGGTTATCGATTACTAAATAATCTTTATATGGTTTGAATATTGTGGTTAGTTTTATTTCATTGTACATAATAGCCCCTTTATATAGTTTTAAAATGGTTATTAAATAATAACCCTATAGCAGCCTAAAAATAAGCCGCTATAAGTTATCACTTAAAATAAGTATTAATCATTATAGAAGCATTTTGCCTTGTTTTATGCCGTGCAAAAATAACGGCTTCATTGTGAGCAATTCCAGCTTCTTTATATTGCATTAAATACTCATTAAACATTTTTATAATAGATTCTTTTTGTTTTATTGATAATTCCATTTTAAGCCCCTTTTTAGTGTATTTTATAAGAAATAGCTTTATAGTCTGAATTCCAGCATTTACGGCAATCATTACATTTGCCGCCGTGTTTATAACTTTCGCATTCTGTACCAATTGGATTGATAGAATGTACATTAGAGACCGTTATATTCTGAATACCTTTTAAGCTATCTGGAATAATTACGGGCTTATCTATAAACATAGCGGATAAGCGAACGATTAAGTTTTTAGGAATAACATTTTTAGAAGCATATTCTTTGATAATGTTATATTCACGGGTAGGAATCCAGAATTTTGTATTTGGCATTAATTCCGCAATTTTACATATTTTGCCAAAATGCTCTATAGATTGAATATCACCCGAATCATGCCACCTAAAGAATGGTTGATTATTAATTAATTTAATCATAGCTGGAATCCAGTTATCAGATTGAATAGAATTAAGCCTTTTATATTGCATAGGTAAAATATTAGCTTTAAAGCGGTGATAGTTTCCCTTGTTAGCATAGCATTGATTACATATAGAGCCTTTAATCTTTGCCATTTTTGAACCAGTGATACAAGCTTCTGTAGGTAAAGAATAAGAATCGCATGGCATTTTTGAAGTTTTAGTACAATTACCAGCTATCTCTATAGCTTCTTTTTTAGTTTTAAATAGTGTAATGGTATTCATAATTAATCCTTTAATTGTTTGAATATGGAATCTATTTCATTATTCCAATTATGTAAGTGATTTTTTCTAGCTAATTGTAGAGCATAGGTTAAAGCTAATATTTCTTTATCTGTAAGTTTTAATGTAATCATAATTAATCCTTGTGTGGTTGAATAGTTATTAAAGTATAAATAATTTTACTTAATATATCAATTATAAGTTTATCGTACTTATAAAGGGATATTCTAAAAAGCATTAAGCGGGGCAATTAAGCCACCGCCTTTGCTTTATTGTGTAATTCTAACGGGCATGAACCGCCACTTTCGGATTGATACCAAATTTCGGGTTCAGAATTTGCAAAGCTAATATAATGGCGGTCATCAAGTACAATCTTTTCAACTAGTCCAAAATAACCCATTTTGACATTAAAGTTAGAATATTTATGAATGCCTTTAACATCCATTGCTCTAACAATTTTAATTTTATTTAAGATATTGCGAATATCATCGTTTAATTGGTCGTAAAATATTTCTTCACGCCATTCTGGACTAACGCCATTGATAAGTTTAAAAAATTGATTGCGAATTGTTAACTCTTCTGTTGTAAGTATTTGCTCTAATGTTTTCATGATATATCCTTATATAGTTATTAAAAAATCGGCTTTTTGTTTGCCGTTGCATAATTATAAACATAAATAAAAATTAAAGTAAAAATAATTTTACTAATCAAACTATACATATTGATAAATTTTACTTATAACATTGATAAGATAATAACGGCTTCATATAAAGCCCTACAATCAATTTAAATAAGCAAGGGTAGGCTTACCCCTTAACAATAAAAGAAAATGCAACAGCGAGCGATTGTGTGCGTTTTAGAGGTATATATAATATAAAAGGTACATTTAAACATGGATAATATAGATAATAACTTAATTGAAGCGGAAGCTTCAGAAAATAAAGGCGGAAGACCCCCGCACCTTCCAACAGACGATACCCGAAAACAGGTTTATGAATTATCATCAGTAGGAACTACATATGAAGATATCGCCAAAGTCATCGGTATCTCACACGACACCCTCACAAAGTACTATCGCCCAGAACTTGACAGAGGTCGTATAGATGCAAATGCTATTATTGCGGGTACTTTATTTAAACAAGCACAAGAGGGTAACACTTCTGCAGCTATATTCTGGCTCAAAACTCGTGCACAATGGAAAGAAACACAGAAGCATGAACATGGTGGTGACCTAGATGGTACACCAATTCAAGTAAAAGTAATCACTGGAATTGAGTAAACCCCCACCCCCTTTTTCTATATACATAAATTCTCATTAATATTTGAAACGCCAGTAGGACAAAATTATGCCGCTAAAAAAAGGTAAGTCACAAAAGGTTATCTCTGCAAACATTCGTAAAGAGATGAAGTCTGGTAGACCACAAAAGCAGGCTATCGCAATCGCACTATCAAAAGCTGGTAAAACTAAAAAGAAAAGGTAAGTAACAATGGACTTTGCTAAACTATTACAAATGCTTGGATTAAACAGAAATCCAGTACAGCCGCCTATGTATCCATATGCTGAAATAGAAAAACAAATAATGCAAAGCGGTAATCAACCTTATTTTGGTTATGTATCTGATGAAGAATTATTAGCCATGCAAAATACAGCACCTTCTGCAGCAGTTGATAATGAAATATCAAGAAGAGCGGCAATGCGTGGTGAGAATCAGAACAGATTATTAGAAGAAGCAATGAAAAAAAGAAGAGAAATAGAAAATTTTCAAGGTTTAATATAATGGCTAAACAAGGACTCTATGCAAACATCCATGCAAAACGAAAAAGAATCGCAGCAGGAAGCGGTGAAAAAATGCGTAAAGCAGGAGCAAAAGGAGCACCCACAGCCAAACAGTTTAAACAAGCAGCCAAGACTGCAAAATCTAATAAAAAATCTCGGTGATTGTGTCTGATGATTCACCTTGCAATGGTGTCTGTCGTATGAAAGACAATCATTGTATCTCATGCGGTAGAGATTACGAAGATTTAGCACAATGGTTATATATGTCTAGAGAAGCTAGACTAGAAAGAATGGAACAATTAAAAAATGGCAACTCTTGAGGAAATATTAAGAGCAATAACACAAACGCCAGAGCAATCTGCAAGTATTGGTGCATCTGGATATTACCGTAATCAATTAGGTGAAGGTGAAACATCTTTAGGAAATCCAGAATATAGTCAAGCCATGCAATATCAAAATATGGTTAGGCAAATGAATATGCCAAAAGAAGTATTACAATATAATGATATACCTATAGACAAAGACCCATTTCAAGAATACGGTGGAAGAATATCAGCTAATATTCCATTAGATTTACAAAAGAATATCAATGTCGGTTTATCAGGACAAGGATTTAATAGTCCATATTATACAGAACAGTTTAGACCAACAGGTGTAGATGCAACATATCAATCAGGTAATACTGGTTATGGTATGAGTTATGAACAATTATCTCCAGAACAAAAAAGATTACTATTTAGTATATTTAAAGAATTTTAAACTAAAGGAGCGATGACCCACTATGGAGTCGCAATCAATAGATACAGGGTATAGACCTCGTGCCCCACAAAAACAGATACACCAACTCGTTAAGAACAACCGTTTTTCAGTAGTGGTTGCTCATAGACGAATGGGCAAAACCGTATGTGCAATTAACCAACTGATACATTCAGCGTTAATTTCTGACAAACCTAACCCTAGATTTGCCTACATTGCACCAACTTACAATCAAGCGAAGCGAGTGGCTTGGGATTATCTTCTTGAGTACACCAGACCGCTAGGAGGTAAAGCAAACATTGCAGAACTACGAGTGGATTTTATGGGTCGCAGGATTTCTTTGTATGGAGCTGATAACCCAGACTCTCTTCGAGGTATCTATCTTGACGGCTGTGTTATTGATGAGATAGGTGATGTCAACCCTTCTTTGTTTACAGAGATTTTACGACCAGCATTAGCTGACCGACAAGGTTACTGTATTGCAATGGGAACACCGAAAGGTCAAAACCATTTTAAAGACTTAAGAGACAGAGGCGAAAGAAACGAAGGTTGGTCTTTGCTTGAGTTTAAAGCATCAGAAACAGAGTTGTTACCTAAAGAAGAATTAAAAGCTGCCTATAATGAAATGGGCGAGGACAAATATATGCAAGAGTTTGAATGTTCTTTCCAAGCTCCTGTTGAAGGTTCTTACTATTCTAAATTGATACATGATTTAGAAAAAGAAGGACACATTACCAACATAGAACGAGATGGTTTAGCTAGAACATACACTGGTTGGGATTTGGGTATGTCTGATTCTACTGCTATATGGGTGGCTCAATTAGTCGGTAAAGAGATAAGGTTAGTAGACTATGTGGAAAATCATGGTGTTGGTCTTGATTATTATGTTAGCTGGTTACAACAAAACGATTGGATGTATGCAACACACATTCTTCCTCACGATGTTGCCGTTAGAGAGTTGGGCACAGGTAAGTCGAGAAAAGAAATGTTGGAAGATGCTGGATTACAAATCACAGTAGCTCCAAAGTTTAATGTACATGATGGTATTCAATCAGTCAGACGAATACTACCACGATGCTGGTTTGACCCAGAAAAAGTAAAACAAGGATTAGATGCTCTACGAAACTATCGCAGAGTGTTTGATGAAAAAAGAAATGTATTTCATGACCGACCGTTACATGATTGGTCATCACACGCATCTGATGCGTTTAGATATTTAGCAGTAGGTTTAGACGAGTCTCCTATGGAGTCATGGCACAAACCTATTACAGTCAACAATAAATGGATTGTTTAGATGAGCGAAAAATTAAAAGCAATATTAGAAAATGAGATAGAAGATGCTATAGGCTATCTTGAAACCGAAACAACGGATGAAAGACAGCGTGCACTCGAATACTATCTTCGTGAGCCTTATGGTAACGAAGTAGAAGGTAAATCTCAAATTGTAACAGGTGAAGTTGCAGAAGTGATTGATGGTGCATTACCACAACTCATGCGTTTATTTGCATCTGGA